GCTCTTGAACTGGCCCGTCACCGCCTCCGAGCGCGTGGCGTGGAGGTCTGAACACATCATGGCTATGTCAATTGCCGAGGCTCAAGGCGCGCTCAAGGAAAAACTTGAGCAAGCCGACCTGCGCGAACGGAAGTATTCCGGCGATCCGGAGCAGATGCCCAACGAGGAGCGCGAAGAGCAACAGAAACTGCTCAACGATATCGCTGGCCTCGAAACCACGCTGAACACGCTCGAGGACGCAGAGCAGCGCAAGCAGCGGCTCGCCGACTTGTGGGAGCGTACGAAGCGACCGGCTAACGGCGCGCGACCAACGTACGCCGGCGACGAGATGCTCGAAGGCAAGCGCTTCTCACCAGGTCGTCAGTTCCTCGAATCGCTGGACTATCGGTCGGCCAAACAGCGCAATCTGTTCGACTCGAATCTGAGTCGTGTCGAGTTGAATGCGACGATGTCCGAGGGCACGAGCATGCTCGAGTGGGCGCAGTCGAAAGCGTTGCTGCGCGGTGGCTCGACAACCTCTGGCGGCGCGTTCGTGCTCGAGGATCACCAGCCAGGGTTTCTCGACATTTTGCAGGCGCCGCTGAACGTCATCGACATTATTCAGCGCTCGCAGACATCGAGCGACACCATCGAGTACGTCCGTGAAGACACCTTCACGAACAGTGCAGCGTTCGTCGCTGAGGCAACGGGCTACACGGCGTCGACGCTTGGCGGTACGGGCCTCAAGCCTGAGTCTGCGCTGGCCTACAGCACCCAGACGGCGACCGTTCGCACAATGGCTCATTGGATCCCTGTAACGAACCGCATGCTCCAGGACGCACCGGCGATCCGCGGCGTTATCGATGGCCGACTCTTGTTCGGGCTCCAGCAGAAGCTCCAGTCGCAGATTGTCTCGGGTGATGGCACCGGTGAGAACCTGACCGGCATCCTGAACTCGGGTATCGGCGTTGTGTCCAAAGGCTCAGACAGTGTGATTGATGCGCTGTACAAGGGCCGCACGATGGTCACGTGGACGGGCTTCGGTCGCGCGACCGCGTTCATCCTGAACCCGACCGACTGGCAGACCATTCGTCTGGCGCGTGAAACCGCGATCACCGGCGTCAATCCTGGCGGGTACCTGTTCGGTCCACCGTCCGGCGTAGGCGCGCCCACACTGTGGGGCATCCCGGTCGTCGAAGATCCGAATATGACGCAGGGTACGGGTCTGGTCGGTGACTTCCAGCAAGGCGCCACACTCTACGATCGCGAACAAGGCGCGGTCAGGGTCGGGACGGTGAATGATCAATTCATCAGAAATATTCAAACAATTCTGGCTGAGTTGAGAGTTGCATTCGTCGTGTGGAGACCGGCGGTCTTCGCGAGAGTGACCGGACTCTGAGTATTTACGAACGGTACTGATATGTAGTACACTCTCTCTGTGAGGGAGGGTGTCTCATGAGAGGTGCCAGGGATACTCGGGCATGCGCGTGCGGTTGTGGCGAGATGGTGACGAAGTTGCTATCGCAAGCCAAGGGCGAACGCTGGTTTGTCAACAACCAGCATCAGGCTCGCCACATGCCGCCGCCGGGCTCAGTTTCCAAGGAGTTCAATCCATACCGCGGCCAAAAGGAAACTCGGCCTTGTGCCGAGTGCGATAACCCGGTTACTCGCTATCTGACTCCTGAACGAGCCAGCAAGGCGTGGTATTGCACGCATGTTTGTCGTGGTAAGTGGCAGCAGAAGACACGACTTGAGAACGGAACTTTCGTTCGAGGAACAAAGCCACGACTCGGTGACACCATCCCGTGCGAGTGGTGTGGAGTCGAGTTCTATCGTCAGCCTGCGTACATCAAGCAGAATCGGCGCTTTCATTCAAGGGCGTGCGCTTACGCCTCATTTGAGAAAACCCGGCGTATGGTTGCGTGTCCGGTATGTGGCAAGGAGGTGCCGCGACGACCGAGTGATACGCGCAAGTACTGTTCACGAGCCCACGAGGCGATGTCAAAGATCAAGCGACCGACTGGTCGTGAGCACAATGGGCGCCCTGTGATCATGAACGCGCATGGTTACATCACGATCTACGAGCCAACTCATCCGTCTTGCGGGATTAGCGGGCGAGTCCTAGAGCACCGCTGGGTCGTGGAGCAGTTTCTCGGTCGTTATTTGACCACGAGAGAGCAGGTGGACCATATCAACCAGGACAAAACGGACAACCGCATCGAGAACCTGCAACTGCTGTCGCCGGAAGCACACACGATCAAGACGAATGCCGACCGCAAACGCAAGGAACTCACTATGACGGAACGACTGGCCGAATACGAGCGTCGGTTCGGTCCACTCTCTGATGGCTAATCCTGCGCCTGCAGTCATGGAGGTTGTTCGCCGTCTAGGGCTGCGCTTACGCAGGATTGGAAACGGCGAGCCGGCAGCGGAGCATCCACCGCTGCCGGCCGTCGGCCAGAAACGCTGGAAGTTCTACTACGACAAGATGCGTCGTAACTTTGAAGACAAAGGAGCACCACCGCATGGCTGATGGGTTCCTGGTGCAGCTCTACGACAGCAACGGCCAGTATGTGACCGATGCGCTCACCGATCAAGACTTGACTATGGCTGTCAACCGCGAGAACCACATTGACAGCGGCGGCAAGATCTACTGCTGGAAGCAACGGTACGCCCAGTGGCGCGAGTCACCAGGCGTCATCACTCTCGCCGGCAAGCCTGAGGTCGAGACGAAGGACAAGTCCGGCTAACTCACGTGGCGTCATTCAGTTTCATCGTGCCGACGCATCGCGAGGACCGGCCGCTTGCACGTTGCCTGTCCAGCATCCGGGATCAGCTCGACCCGTCCGACGAGGTGATCGTCGTTGGCGATACGCACGATGGTCCGTTACCTGGCGTCGAGGCGCGGGTGCGTGACTACGGGCCGCAGTTTCGCTACTTGAGTCTCGACGCCGGGCATCATTGTTTCGGTCATCACCAGCTTGACTACGGCATCAGTCAGGCACAAGGCGAGTACATCCACTGCAACGACGACGATGACGTATGGACACCGGACGCCGTAGCGCACATGCGCAAGGGTGTGAACCTGTATCCCCAGTTTGCGCTCCTGTTCCGGTTCCACTCGTATTTTGGCATCGACTTCTGGGACTTCGCGGGCAACATGGAACGTAACCATATCGGTGGTCACTGCCTGGTGACGCCGAATGTACCGGGCAAAGTGGCAAGCTGGACGTGCGACTACACCGGCGATTTCGAGTACGTGGCGAACACGGTTGCAGCGTTTGGCGGCCCGCAGAAGGCGATCTGGGTCAACGAATTCGTAGCGCGTGCTCGGCCGACGTGACCTGGCTCTCGATCGTCGTGCCGACCATCGGTCGGCCCACACTGGCGCGTATGGTCGCCTCAGTCCCAGATCCGACGGTCGAGATCGTGGTCGTAGCCGATACGCACCAGAATGATGTACGCGCCGAACTCAAGGCGGCGCGCAGACTGGTCAACGACCGCGTCGTATGGCTCAACCATGACGCCGGCTATCACTGCTGGGGGCATCCACAACGTCAGAAGGGCATGAGCGAGGCAACCGGTCGCTGGCTGATGTTCTCGCAGGATGACAACGTGCTGGTGCCGGGCGCGCTAGACGTTATCCGCAGAGTGATCGCGCGTCAGGATGAGCCGCGGCCGTTGCTGTTCCAGGTTGATAACTGGTCGGCGGGCGTGGTGTGGAAAAAACCGGTCCTGGTCGAGCGGAACGTTGATGCCGATTGCATTGTGGTTCCGGCCGACCCGATGAAGTTAGGAACGTGGGGCGAGCGGTTCCAGGGAGACTATGACTTCATTGTTGACACGTGTCGAAAGTGGCCGTTCGTGAGTTTCTGTCGGGTGATCATCTCGCTTAGTCCAGAGCGTGACCCCGAGACGCGACGCGCGATGCAGGCAGCATGGACACTCTGAGCGTACCGACGCCGACCAGCAATTACACGAGCTACCGTCAATGTCTGGCGGAAGCCGCTACGCAGCAGCCCGAGGATTGGACGTTCAAGACGGACATTCGATTCCAGCGGGTACTCGAGCACGTTGACCACTACCAGGGGTTTCGGTTTCTCGATCACGTTCAGCGTGAGTATGCCGCGTACTGGCCGCAGGTTCGCGAGTTGCTGCCGGGTCTCGTCGCGGACAACGATCGGTACGGCAAGCCATTCGGCGACATGTTCCACGAGGTCGGGCTGACGTGCTCGCCGTCGAACTTCCGCTACTTGAGTCAGGCATTACGCCTGCTGACGCACGCCGCAGAAGTTACCGATGGACGCATCCACATCATCGAGCTTGGCGGCGGCTACGGCGGGCTGGCGCTGTACGTGCATCGGCTGGCTCACCTGTTCCCGAGCGTAGAGATCGATGCTTATTCGATCGTGGACTTGCCAGAAGCCGGTGTGGTCCAGGCAAAGACAGCGGGCGCTCTGGGAGTGCCGATTAACGTGGTCAATGGGCTGAGCGAGATCGCCCTGGGTATTTGTCTGGATCTGAGTGACGCGTCGCGGTTCTTCTTCAGTGCCTACGCCTTCAGTGAGTTCGATGAGGACACGCGCAACTACTACGCCGAGCATGTCGCGAAGCATTGCGAGCATGGCGTGGTGATCTGGAATTTTGTCAATGGGGTGACAGGTGTTGCCGAGAAAGACCTCGGCGGGCCTGTCTATCAGTTCATCGATAAACCGCTACATGCCGTGCTCGATCAGCCGGCTATGTACCCGGAGCCTATCCAGCTCGTGAGATTCTGATGGTGCTTGCCCCGGCGAAACGCTACCCGCTCGCCCACGTGACGTACGGCGACGAGGAAATGGCCGCGGTCATGATGACGCTACGCGCCGGTCAGACCACGTGCGGGCCCCAGGTTCGGCAATTTGAACAATCTTTTGCATCTTATGTCGGCCGCGAGCACGCCGTGATGGTCAATTCCGGCTCGAGCGCTGACCTGTTGATTGCGTTCGGCCTCGGGCCAGCGCAGCCAGGTGACGAGGTGCTGGTTCCCGCGGTCACCTGGCCGACGCAGGTCTGGTCGTGCACGATGGCGGGCTACACGGTGCGGCTTGTCGATGTGGACCCTGCCACGTTGCAGATGGACGTGGCCGATCTGAAACGGAAGGTCAACATTCATGCGCGCTGTGTGTTTCTTACTCACGTACTCGGTAACGTGGGTAATCTGGATGATCTCGACGACGTCGATATTCCGATCCTTGAGGATTGCTGCGAGGCGATGGGCGCTCGCTGGCGGGGCAAGCACGTCGGGACATTAGGTAGTGCCGCGGCCTTCTCGTTTTTCTTCAGCCACCTCCTGAACACGATGGAGGGGGGGATGGTGGTCACCGACGAGGTGCTCGATGCGCGTGACTACCGACTGTGGCGCTCACACGGTTGGGAGCCGAAGGCAGATTTTCCGTTCTGGTTCCCGACATGGGGCCTGAACGTACGGCCGACCGAGATCCAGGGCGCATTCGGCAACGTCCAGATGACTCGGCTCGAAAGTTTTCGTCAGGCTCGAGTGCGGAATTACGAGCGGCTCACGGCCGCCATCCCGTGGGGTTGGCTGCACGGCATCACCGTACTGCCCGAGTGCGAGCCGGCATGGCATGGCTTCCCGATGATGGTCGCGCCGGACGCGCCGTTCTGGAAAGCGGACCTGTGCCGCTTCCTGGACGCGCACGGTGTGGAAACACGGCCGATTGTGGCGGGCAACTTCGCGGAGCAGCCGGTCGCTCAAGGTCACCCACAGATCATTGCCGAGCATCTGCCGGGCGCGGACCGTATCCATCGGGACGGGTTCTACATCGGGATCTCATCGTTCGACGACGAGGACGGCGCGGCCTACGTTGGCGAGGTCGTGAGCGAGTTCATGAGGCAGTGGGGCTGAGCGGTTGCTGATCGCCATGCGCGAGCTGGTGACTCGCTACGGCGTGAAACCGAAAGCGGTCTTGCACGTTGGCGCTCATCTGGGTGAAGAGGCTGAGGATTATCAGGAAGCCTGCGCCGAGCGCGTACTGTGGATCGAAGCGAATCGGGCATTAGTGCCGACGCTCCAAGCGCACGTGGCGGGGTTCCCAGGTCAGCGCGCCCTACAGGCCACGATAAGCGACGTCAATGATGAGCCCGTGACGCTGCGGCTGACGACCTTCTCGATGGCATCATCGATTCTGCCGCTCAAGCGGCACCTCGATTTCTATCCGTCGATGCCTGAGATTGGCGGGCAAGCAGACATGACCACCACGGTTGACATGCTGCTCGAGCAGTACGGCGAGTCGCCAACGTTCGATATGGCCAACCTCGACGTGGAGGGCGCCGAGTTGCACGTGCTGCGCGGCATGGCGTCGGTGATGCCGAGTTTGCGCTGGATCTATACCGAGGTCAACCACGAGGAGATGTACGAGGGCTGCGTGCTGGTGTCGCAGATGGACGACTACCTTGGTGGGTTCGGGTTCAAGCGGGTGGCCATTCAGGATGCGTATATCGGTGAGCAGATGATGGGGTTCGCGGACGCGCTCTATGCCCGAGCCTAGCTTGCAAGTGATCTGTTTCAGCAAGGATCGGCCGCTCCAACTTCACGGCTACCTGACCTCGTTCTATCGGCACTGCGAACAGAACGCGAGCGTGAAAGTCCTGGTGCAGTCTCAGCCGCAATGGTTCGCCGACGCGTACCGTCAGGTCGAGGCCGAGTTTCCTCAGGTCGAGTGGTGCCACGAGACGAACTTTCGGGCTGACCTCGAAGCGCTGATCGGTGATGCCGAGTACACCATGTTCGGCTGCGACGACGTGGTGTTCACGCGCTCGTTCGAGACGCGCGTCGATCCAGACGTGATTGGGCTGTCGCTAAGACTGGGGAACCACATCACGCGCGACATGTTCGGCAACCCGCTATCGCAGCCGGCCCAATTCCGCCAGGGCAATCAGTGGCCAGTGTCTGAGGGGGTCGGTGATTGGGGCTACCCGTGGGAAGTGCTCGGGACGATCTACGAAACCGACTTCGTCAAACGCATGGCGGCGCGTGTGCAGGCCAACTCACCCAGTCAGCTCGAAGAACGCGGCTCACGCTGCTGGTCAGAGGAAACAGACAAGCGCATGCTGGCGTCGTGGGCGTTGTCACGGCTCGTGGTGCCTACGGTGAACCTGGTGCAGCAAGAATTCCCGAATGGCATCTGTGGCAACGTGCCGCTTGACGTCGGCTACCTGCTCGACTGCTGGAACCACGGCATGCGCTTGGACGTGGACCGCTACGCGAATATGGCGCCTGAGTCGTGGCGCATCCCAGACTTCTTCCTGAGGCGAGCATGACGCCGTATTACGAACAGGACGGCATCACTATCTACCACGGTGACTGCCGGGATGTACTGCCGCAACTTGGTTCCTTTGACCTTGTCGTTGCTGATCCACCTTATTCGTTCGGTATGGCCTCGACATTCCAAGAATCCAAGGCTGGCAGTTGGGCCGATCTGATGAACGCGGCCACGTGGTACGCATCGTGGCTCAATGAATGCCGCAGGATTACGGCAAATCGGGCTGGAGCGGCTTGGGTGTTCAACTCATGGCGAAGTTTTCCGATTCTTGCCAGAGCCGCACATGAGAGCGGGTGGCCCATCGAGTCGCTATTGGTTTGGGATAAGCAGTGGATTGGCCCCGGTGGATTACGTGGCTTGCGTCCGTCCTACGAACTGGTTGCGTTGTTTGCTCATCCTGAGTTCTCACTTGAAGATCGAGGATTGCCCGATATCTGGGCATCGAAATGGTCAGCGCTGAAACCACACGGCCATCCTGCTGAGAAGCCCCAAGCGCTTGTAGCGCGGCTGATTCGAGAGAGCAACGCTCACAATGTCCTCGACCCGTTCTGTGGTTCAGGCACGACATTGGCAGCGGCTAAGGGACTCGGCTACACGGCTGTGGGTATCGAGGCTGAAGAACGCTACTGCGAGATTGCAGCACGTCGTCTTTCACAGGGCGTGCTCTTTGGCGAAGAGGCCGTGGCATGACCTGTTGGGCAATGACCATTGCTTACAACGAGGCGACGCTGATCAAGTACTGGGTTCGCGCATATCGCGCGTTCTGCGACAAGGTCATCGTCTACTGCGACCTGGGTTCAGACGACGGCACGGCTGCGCTGGCGCGTCGTGCGGGGGCTGAGGTGCGTCCTTACGGACCGAGCGGCCTGGACGACGTTGAGTTTATTGCGTTCGCACAGGAGCACTACAGAGAGGCGCGTGGGCATGCGGATTGGGTCATCTGGACCGACGCCGATGAGATCCTGTACCACCCGAGCCTGTCTGAGCGATTGGCCGAGCTGCGTCAGTCTGGCGTGAACTATCCGACCATCACGGGATACAGCATGATGGCCGACCATCCACCGACCGGCCCAGGCCAGATTTACGACCAGTTGCAGTGCGGGTTTCAGTCTGACGCCTACTCGAAGGTCTGCATCTTCGATCCAGCGCTCGATGTGGCGTGGTCTACGGGTAAACACACGGCTGAGGTTTCAGGCGCTGTAGCCGACGACGGTTCCGATCCGCTCAAACTGCTGCATTATCGCTGGCTGGGGGAGGCGTATTTCCTCGAACGGAACCGGCGTAACTACGCCCGGCTCAACGCGATGAACAAGGCCATGCAGCACGGACGTGAGATCTACCCTGGAGCACAAGGCCCGTACAGCCCAACCTGGTATGCCGATCGCCGCGGTATCGCTGAGGTGTGTGTATGACTACGACCATGACGTCGCTCGTGCAGTTGTATGCCGAGGATCAGGAACGCGAGGTGGTGAGCCTGCTGGTCAAGTGCGGCTGGCAGCGCAGTGCTATTCCGTCTGTTGAGGTGCTGGCTGAGGCGGCCATGACCGGCTGTGCGTATGTCGCGCTCAGGGATGGTCGCGTGGTCGGGTTCATTCGGGTGATCAGCGATGGCGAGGTGGTGTCCTACGTGACGGAGTTGGCGGTGAACGAACGTGTACGGCACCAGGGGATTGGCCGAGCGCTGATCGACGCCGTGGCTGCTGAGTTTCCTAAAGCGCGTATCGATCTGCTGTCTACGCAACTGGCGCAGTCGTTCTACGAAGAGGTTGGGTTCACACAGAAGGCTGGGTATCGCCGATGGCCGACATGATCCCGTTGTTCAAAGTGTTTATGGCTCCCGATGCCAAGGATCGAGTCGGGGCAACTCTCGATTCTGGGTACGTCGGCGAGGGGTCGCGCGTGCAGGAGTTCGAGGAAGCCTTCGGGCAACTAGTGGGATTCCCTCTTCCCTCCCCGCTAGCGCTCAACTCCTGTACGTCGGCGCTCGACCTGGCCTGTCACCTGATCGGTGTCGGGCTTGGCGACGAAGTGATCACCACGCCCATGACGTGTACGGCCACGAACGGCGTGCTCGTGAACCGCGGCGCCAAGATCGTCTGGGCTGATATTGATCCGGTTACGGGCCTGATCGACCCGTTAGATGTGAAGCGGAAACTGACGCACCGTACGAAAGCGATCATGGCAGTTGACTGGGCCGGTCGTTCGTGCGACTACTGGGCGCTACGTACGGCTAGCCATGAGTTGCGTCGTGTGCCGATCATTCAGGATGCGGCCCACAACCTGTTCGTCGATCCTGACAACCGAGGCGACTACGTGGCCTGGTCGTTCGGGCCGATCAAGCACCTGACGTGCGGCGGCTACGGCGGCGCGCTGATGGTGCCCGAGAGACAGCACGAGCGCGGCCGGCTGCTGCGCTGGCATGGCTTGGACCGTACCAGCAAGGCCGACTTCCGCTGTGAGCAGAACATCACGGAGGTGGGTTACCGCTACCACATGACCGACGACATGGCGTCCGTCGGGCTGGCCAACATTCCCCACGTTGCAGACCTCGTGGCCAAGCATCGCGAGAACGCAGCGTGGTACTCGCAGCGGTTCCAGGGCGTGCCGGGCATCACATCGCCTCCTGATGACCCGGCGTCGTCCTGGTGGCTCTACTGCCTCCTGGCTGATGACCGAGCGTCGTTGATCGAGCATCTGGCCAGCCGAGGCGTCGCGGCCAGCCCCGTCCATCGCAGGAACGATACCCACCCAGCATTCTTCTACCCGAACGGGCCACTGCCCGGCGTCGACCACTTCGCTGAGCAGGAATGCGCCATTCCAGTCGGGTGGTGGTGCTCACAAGAAGATCTCCAAGGCGTGGCTGACGCCGTGATCGAGTGGGCGTATTCACGCCAATTGGTGGCCGCATGACGCTCGTCCGATTCCCGACGAAACCTGACCGAGCTAAGCCGCCCATGAAGCCCAAGCCCAAGCCGAAGCCACCGAAGCGGCCCTACTGATGAGCGCCAACCTCTACGCGACTGTTTCCCAATTGCGTGATCGGTTGGGCATCACTGACGTATCCCAGGACTTGATGCTCGACCAGGCGCTCCAGTCGGCTTCGCGCTGGATCGACAAGACACTGGGTCGGCGATTCTTCACGACGACCGCCGATGAGATCCGCTACTTTACGGCCTGCGATGCGTACTGGTATCTCGAAACGGGCGACCTGCTCAGTGTCACCACGCTCGCTACAGACGCGAATGGTGACGGGGTCTATGAGACAACGTGGACGGTCGCCACTGACTACTGGCTCGGGCCGCGTAATGCGCAGCTCGACAGCGAACCGTATACCTGTATCAACCGAACCTCGTACTCAGGCCGCTTCAGTTTCCCGGCCTATCCCGACGCGGTACAGGTTACCGGCAAGTTTGGCTACTGCACGCTGGCCAACGTCCCGCCGCAGATTCGTGAGCTGACCTTGTCTCTCGCTGAGACGGGCGCCGGCTCAGTCGGTGGCGGCGACCTCGCTATTCCTGGCGTCCAGAGTTACAAGATCGGCAACGAACTGTCCGTGACGATGGGTGGCAGTAATCGTGTGAACGATTCGACGAGGTCGGTGCTCGCACAATTCAGCCGCGGCGGATTCGTGACCTGATGGCGATTCCTGGTCTGGCTGGCCAGGCTCGACTTCGAGCAGCTCTGGCACACACGTTCACTGCGAGTGCGACCATCTTGCGCAAGACGCAGGTTGCGGATAGCACCGGCGGGTACACCGATACCTACGCGTCGGTTGCTACGCATATGTGCTCGTTCGCGCGGTCCCAGGTTACGCCGATCGAACGCGAGAACGCGGTGCAGGTCCGCTCCATCTCAATGTGGAACTTCGTGTTCGCAGCCGAGACAGATATCCGCACGACGGATCGGATTTACATTTCCGCTGAGGACCGGACCTTTGAGGTCGTTTCGTCGGCAACCGGCAGCATCAAACTCGCGACCCGCGTTATCTGCCAGGAAATCACCTAACCCCCAACCACGCCACAACCCGTGGCAGCTTGGCACGCGCCAGTCCTCTGGCTCCTGACAAGGACTTAGCAGAAGGAGTCAGGACACCGCTATGGCCCGTTCACTTTTAACCCCAACTACTGTCGCTGCGACGGGCGTCGTGCTCGCATCCGCTGTTGCCGTTGACGCTGGTAACGGCAACGAGTGGACGAACACTGGTCGCTCGCTCATCGAGATCTTCAACAACTCGGCGTCCGCAATCACTGCGACGTTCGTGACTAACGGCACGTACAGCGTCGGTACTCAGGCATATGCCATTGCTGACAATACGGTGACCGTCGCGGCGAGTGCGACGATGGCGGCCGGTCCGTTCGATACCGCGCTCTATAACAGTACGACGTCTACGGTTCAGGTGAACTGGTCGAGCGGTACCAGCATTACCGCGCGTGTGATCCTGCTCGGCGCGTCCTGATATGCCCGGTCCAACGAAGAACGTTGCTTCGTTCAGGACCAGCGTCGTCGTCAGGTTTGACAACACGGGCAGGCTGGCGCAGCAGATGAGGCAGCGCATGCACGAGGTAGTAGACGCTGCCGCTGGAGCAGTGCAGACGCGCGCCACGCAACTGGCGCCTGTCGATACCGGTGCCCTTCGCAATTCGATCTATATCAACAATGGTGACGCCAGCGACTACACCCAGCGAGTCGGTACGGCGCAGAGTCTCAATCCCGATATGGTTGCGCTCGAGGAGATCGACCCGGAATTCGTCATCTCGGTGTCGACGTCGCCGGGTGTTGATTCTTATATCTCGGTTGTGGGCGTGGCGGCTGACTACGGCTTGTTCCAGGAGCTTGGTACCCGTCATAACCGGCCGCAGCCGTTCATGCTGCCGGCCGCTCTGGGTACGCAAGACGACTTTGAACAGGCTATGACGCACATAGCTGATCCCTGAGTTGGGTGGTACATGAGCGCCGACCTCTCGCGAATCGACCAGTGGATCATGGGCATTCTGGCCGGTGACATCACACTGGCGACATCGGTTAGTAGTCGCATCTATGGCGATATGGCGCCACAGGGCTCAAGCATGCCGCTGGTGCTGTTCTCGTATCTTGGTGGTGCCGACAAGGTGCTGACGCTTCGCACACGCTTCACCAACGCGATCTATCTGATTCGCGCTGTGGGTGGTGGATCGTCCTATAACGCGATCGAGTCCATCGCGGACCGTATTGATGAGCTGTTGACAACGTCCTTGCCGGACCAGGGCACGATCGTCCGCGACATTCGCGTGTCTTCCTGTACGCGCGAGCAGCCACATCAGCGGAAAGATATGGAGAATGGCGTGCCGACCATGTACCTGGGCGGGTTCTATCGAATTCGCTATCAGCCGCTCGTCGTTGTATGAAGGATGAGCGCGACTTCTGGATTCAGGTGCGGCGCGGGTTGTCAATCGTTACCCACTCGGTCGATGCCGAGCGCGCTCGCGATCCGATGTGGGCAGAGTTCACACGCGGGATGAACATCGCGGTAAGGGCTATTGAGGTCCGATGGCGGCTACCGCACAGCAGTATTCGCACCATCGGACAATTGATACCTAACGAGCCACCGGCTGAACCGCTCGCTCGATCTGAAGAAAGGATCGGGCAGACAGATGCCGTTTAGCTCAGGCAATATCGCGACCTTCTCGCTCGGGGGTAACGATCTTAGTGCATATGTGACGAGTGCCAGTATCAGCATTGAACGTAACATCAGCGACATCACCCCAATCGGCGGCAATGCCGCTAGTAAGCTAGTTGGGGCTTACTCGGGCACGATCAGCCTGGAAGGAGGCTACGACCCGACGGTAGACGGCATCCTGTCAGCGATGATGCTCGCCGCGACGCCTGCATTGCAGGCTTTCGTGTATCGGCCATCTGGCTCGGGCGGCGGTACGCGTGCCATTGGCGGGAGTGGCTACCTGGCAAGTTACGAAGTGGATACGCCAGGCGATGACACGGCGACGTGGACTGCCGAGGTGGCAGTGGTCGGCACGATCACCGACGCTTAGCGGACGTGCTCGAAGGCTACCCAGCCGGCCTTGCCGAACTGGGGGCCTTCCATCACGCGCACCTTGGTCATGTCTCGGTACTGCTCCAGGACAAGGAGACGCGTTCCGTTAGCTACTGGAAAGATGCGCTCCTGGCGTATCAGTTCCTCTATGCCGATCTTGTCTTTTGCCGCGAGCGCCTTGGTGTATGCCTCTTGCCAGACTTCAGTTCCAGCGAGATACCACTCGCTGTTCCCTCCTGACCACAGGCGAGCATCTAGACCGACTGATGGTCGTGTCTGCACCGGCGTGCTGGTAGGGCGCGGGGTCGGTTTGGGCGGCGGAAGAAGCGTGGGCGTTGGAAGTACCAGGCGCGCGGTCGGCGTAGCGCCCGTTATGGGTGGTGCTGCCGCTGAACAACCCACAACGAGTAGTACGGCAAGCATGCTGACGACTCCCACCAGCCATCGACGCATAGCCGGCGCAGCGTACGCGACAAAGGTCACCCTGTCAATCATCCCCCCTGAGGAGGGCGCATGAGTTTCGATACCCAACCAACCCGCATTCTGACCGCAGATGAGATCTTCGCGGCCAAGGACATCGAAGAGCGAACGGTAGAGGTGCCCCAGTGGGGTGGTGCCGTGCGTATCCGAACGTTGAGCCAGAAGCAGTCCGCGGAGTTGCGTAGGAAGGCACAGCGCATCAACCCAGCAACGAAACAATCTGAGTTGGACAACGAGGCGCTCGAGCAGTTGCTGTTCATTGAGGGCGTCATCGAGCCGAAGTTCAGCATGGCTGATTACGGGCGACTAGGCGACAAGTCGATGATGGCCATGACGACCGTGCTCAAGGCGATCATGGACGCGTCCGGATTCTCTTCTGAGAGTGTAGATGAGGCGACCAAAAGCCCTATTGAGGGATCCCTCGTTGCGGTTCGAGTACACCCTGGCGAAGATGCTGGGGATGACGAGAGCTGAACTCGTTACCCGAATGAGTGGCGCGGAGTTCGCTCATTGGGTGGCGTACCACATCCTTGAGCGGCGTGACGAGGAGCGGGCTATGCGTCGCGCCAGGAATCGGCAGCAGGCAATGCAGTTGAGCAAGCAGGCGAACCGGGGTTAGTCGATGCCTGTGCTAAATGCCGAGAGGCAGGGTCGCCAACAATCGGTGTTGCTTGCTGAAGTTGCACGGCCCGCACGCGACGCGCAGATTCGCCGCAGTATGCGATCCGCCGCGAGCGAGCGGGATCACATGGTCAAGCGTGACCTCGCGCCATTTGAGTTTTGTGTTGCACAAGTAGCACGTGACTTTGTCGCGTTTGATAATTGCGTTGCGGTCGACCGGCTCGGTGGTGACGCCAGCGATCCTTGCGCGTCGGCGGGCGGCTTTATCGGCTCCATGAGTACGCTCCCACTCACGTATATAGGCACGACCTTCTTCGGTGCTGCGTCGATGTTTAGCGTATTCACGCTTTCGCTCGGCGTTCTGCTGGTTATAGGTTTTCTGATACTCGTCGAGTCGGACCTTATTCGCTGCTCTCCACTTGGTCATCTTAACCCTGACTCGCTCCGGGTTGGCTATGGCATAGGCGCGCGCTGTCTCCCGATGGCGGCCAGCATTGGCTCTGGCTTGTGTTCGTGCCCGTTCTCGTGCACATGGCTTGCACAAGTTGCACAGGAATCGACCCTGAGCAAAGAACTCTGTCACAGGAACCCACTGCTTGCATTGACTGCAATCGCGTTCTTCGACACCGGTCGTTGGATTGAAGCGGTGTTCCTTACGCTCCCCGCGAGGCACGGAACTATTGTACCGGAGGGAGCACTCTAATTCCGGTTCCAATCAGCGAACTTTTCATCACGGTTGGCGCCGACGTTGCTGGTGCAACCGCTGGTCTGAACACGCTCAGCAATAACATCCAAAACTTCGGACAGCGCATACAACGTTCAGGGCGAGCCCTCACGACTGGGCTGACTTTGCCGATTGTGGGCGTGAGCGCGGCTGTGTTCTCGGCAGGCTCTGATTTTGAGCATGCTTTCACACAGGTCAGGCGCACCGTAGAGGGACTTGACGCCACGCAGCTCGAGGACTTGCGCCAGAGTCTGATCGACATGAGCAAGACGTCGGCTGGTGGGCTGAAGACGGCCAGTCAGTTGGCTGAGATCGCTGCGGTTGGTGGTCAGGTCGGTATTGCTGGCGAAGATATCAAAACCTTTACGAGTCTGGTTGCTCGTCTGAGTCTGGCAACAGATCTGCCATTCGGAGAGATCGCTGAAGATATCGGTCGTGCGATCAACGTCATGGGCCTGGCGAGCAAGGACTTTGAAGCTTTCGGATCGGTCATAACTGAATTGGGAAATAGGTTCGGTGGCACCGAGCGTGACATTCTGGAATTTAGTCGAAGGTTGGGCGGTACGCTCACCGCTCTCGGTGTTAAGCCGGCACAAGTAGAGGCGATTGGTGCTGCATTGTCAGCAGCAGGTATTTTGCCAGAGGCAGGTGCGACATCGGTCAACCAATTCTTTGTAGATATGGTCAATGCCCTGAACGAGACAGGTGGGGCATCGGAGGAGGCGAAACAGAAGATCCAGAGCCTGAAGGATTCGATCTCGGATCTTTCAAGTAATCTTGCCGTTGCTGAGGCGCGGCAAAAAGAGTTTGGCCGTAACACTCCCAAGTCTGCGATATTGGCTAATCAGGTCGCCATTGACAAGTACAAGCGTGAACTCGGCCAGGCCAATACGAAGATGGATGAGTTCTCGTCGTCGGCCGCGGGCGGTAAATTGAGTATTTCTGGAATGGCAAAGGTTGCCGAGATTAGTGAAGATGCCTTCCGCGGGCTTGTCAAAAACGATCCTGCTCAAGCATTTGCTAGTTTTGTAGCCGGCTTGAAAAACATTCAGAATACCCAAGGTCCGGCTGGGGTTACCAAGGCACTAGAGGATTTGGGTATTACTGGGGATCGTCAGCGCGAGACGCTTTTAGGGCTTGCGAATGCACAGCAAGATCTGACATCGGCTCTGGATATCGCAAACACGGCATGGACTGACGCGACTGCCTTGCAGAACGAAGTCAATGCTGCCATGCAGGACACCCAGAACCAATTCACGTTGACGGCCAACACTATCCAGTCCGATGCAATCCCGGTTTACGATAAGCAGAAAACTGCCATTCAGAAACTTATCGATCAGATCAATAAGAACTTTATCCCAGCGCTCGAGGGAATCGCCGATAAGATTCCAGCGTTATCGGATGATCAGCTCAAGGGATTTATTGCTCTTGCGGCGCTCGGCCCTGCGCTGATCGCGGCCGGCATAGCGGTTTCAGCCATAGGTGCGTTGGTCAGTCCACTTGGTCTTGTCATCCTTGGCCTTGTTGGGCTGGGGATCGCGTTCGATCAGATCGCCAACAACTGGGAGAACACAAAGGCGATTATGGACAAGATCCCGATGCTGTCTGGTGTTGCGTTCGCTATCGACTTCGTCAAGAAGCATGGCGACGAGATCAAGGCTGTGTTGGGTGGCATCGTTACGGAGGCGGGAAAATTTGGCGAGGACTTCAATCGTAAGTTGACGTCAGCCGTCCTTGGGGTGGGCGCGATCTTTGAGGCGTTCGGCACGTTCCTGAGCAGTTTCTTCGATACGGTGATTTCGCCCATCCTCGACCGATTCAAGGGCTGGATTCAAGAAAAAATTGTCGGCGCGTTTATTAGTATTCTGGAGTTCCTGCAAACACTGGGGGTCACATCGCTGCCGGGTGGTGCAGATATTGGGTCGACTATCAGTGGACTCAAGGCCGCACAGGCCACCGCGGCGGGTGGTGGTGGTGGCGGCGCAGGGGGCTTCGGAGACGTGAGCGTCACCATCAATAATCCGCAAGTGACCAGTCAGGCACTGCTTGACCGGCTAGCGCAGCAGGTGTCGAATGCGGTGACAACTGCGATGGTGACCGCGGAGCGCAGCGTAGTTGTGCCGCCACAGCCACTGCCTGGCCAAGTGCCAGGGACACCCTTCTAATGGCTAGCTTCGGCGCAGTGAGTTTCGTTGCTGGCATCGATTCGTTTCAGGAGAACCGGGAAGGCCGGGTGACCATCATAGAGATTCCTGGCGGCGACAACTTCTACGTCGATCTGGCAGGGCGCACGCCGCTCAAGCTGAACCTGAACATTCTGCTTGCCAGCCTGGGCGCGTGGGCCACGCTGAACACGCTGCTGGGCACGGAAGCGTCGCTAGTCGTGGAGACGCTTGATACCCACGATGCGGTGCTGATGAGCCTGTCTCGGCCTGCACAGCAACCCGATGGGCAGACCATCGCTACCGCTCAATTCGTGATTACTGACGCCTAGATGCCTGCCACGATCCGTGAAACCGAACTAGTAGTGACGGTCGGTGGACACATCGTCAGTAACGCCATCGCAGTAACGGCCAGTCTCGGCTATGACATGAACTACGGGCAGGCAACGGTCACGATAGCCGGCGAACAGCCTGACATGACGTACTACGATACGGTCACCATCAGGGTGAGTGCAGGCGGCGATACGCATACGTGGTTCAGCGGGTTGCTCGTACAGGTTGAATTCACCTTGTACCCAAGAACCCTGGCGCTTCAATGCCGTGGGCGTATGTTCATGCTGGAGCAGTTCAAGATGCAGGGTGAGATAAATCCTGCTGACGGCGCGGTGTTCCTAGACGACATTACCGGCGGGCCAGCGACCGATCAGACTATCGTGAGTACGGTGATTGACACGGTGGGGCTGAGTTTGAACGGCGGCAGCATCGGCGGGACCGGGACGATTATGGGCACGGTCGCACCGGAAGAGTTTGGCTGGAAGTCGGGCGAGTCGGCGCTTAGCTACATCCAACGAATTGACTCGATCTCGCTGGGCTACCGGACCTTTGAATCAACAGGCGGATCAATTTACCGTACGCAAGTCTCTAGCGTTCCGTCGGGCGGCACAGACATGAGTTTTACGGCAGGCGTAGACATCGCTGAAGGCAAGAACACTCGCAGCGTCACGGAAGCCTTCAACGCTGTTCGCGTGGGCGGCTACGCAGTGGGTGACTATGCCGACCCGCGTGTCTGGTACGCCGAGGGTAGCGCAGACGTAGTAACTGGCACTCAGGTCTACAGCTTCAACAGCCCGATGATCGAGCGCCGTGCCGATTCTTCACCAGGCCAGGGAATCTCTACTGAGGCAGTCGCAAACTACTGGCTGGGTGAAGTCAACAGGGAAATCATCAAACTCACCATGACGACGCCGCGCAATGACGACATTGGGCCAGGCCAGATTCACCAGATCAACAACGGCTCGCGACTGAACATCTCTGAGCGGTTGTGGGTCCAGCGGGTTGACAAGTCTTATACGACCAGTGGCGCAGTTAGCCAGAGCATTACGTACATCGGCGGTGGCGGTTGACGTTCCAAGACGACTCGCGCATCACGGAAGAAGTGTCAACTGCGGTAAATGCAGATTTAGTCAACATGTGGCGTAGCGCCATCATGAAGGCGCGCCAACAAGACAGCGAGCGCAGGCCAGCCGACACCACTACAGCGCTTGTTATCAACTTTGATGGCGCCGGCTTGCCGCTCTCGATTGGTATGGGCGGTGTGCCCCAGTTGCCGCCGGGCGCATACCGAATTGTTGGTTGTCACATGACTGCCGCTATATGGAACCCGGTCACCCGTTTATTGTCGCCAGTATCGGTGACTGCTAGCGTTGACTTGCGCCTGGCGAGCGTCGGCTTGTGGGCCAGCGGCGGAACCCCGTTGTATCCGCCCGGATTGCCGCCATCGCTTAGCAATCAGATCGAGGCAGAAATAGACTTGACCGGGTGGACAACCAGTCTCCAGCCTGGCGACCTGATCTCGTACGTACTCACGGATATTGCCGGTACTGCCACGGTGCTGACGCTCACGCTTTCACTACGCCGCGTTGACCTGATCGGGGTTCAGGTGAACACTCTTGACGATGGCGACACGACTTTTACGGACGAAGACGGCGTCCCGTTTGAAGTGAGAGGTTAGATGCCACTACATTCAAGCGCTTCTGGGACAGAGCTGCATGAGAGTAAGCGGCAGAAGCAGCCAGTTCGCGCGGCGTCGATAGCCAATGTGACCATCGGCACGCCTGGTACGACGATGGATGGCGTCACGCTTGGCACTGGTGACCGCGTGCTGCTCAAGGACCAGAGCACGTTGAGCGACAACGGGCCGTACGTTTGGACAGGTGCAGCTACTCCGCTTGCGCGTGCATCTGACGGGGCTCTCAGTTCCGACTTTGTCGCGCTGTTCATCATCGGCGTCCAAGAGGGTACGGTCAACGCGGGCACGCACTGGGTGTTCACGTCGGACACAACGGGCTTCGCCATCGAAGTCGACGACATTGAATTCACCAATATGACCAACCCGGTATTCGGGTCGGCTGTGACTGCGCCAAGCTTGACGGCTACAGGTCTGACTGGTGCGATCAATTCGAGCCGCTATGCAGGTGCAGTGAACGGAGCTGCACCGGCCAGCGGCTCGTTCCTGGTCGGGGACTACGTCGTTGATCGGACATACGGCGGCATGTGGATCTGTACCGTGGCTGGCTCGCCCGGCACGTGGCGATCTCTGGGCGCGCCGCCTGACGTGGCTGCTGCTCGTCTGTATCTAGCAACCAACTACTCCTGAAGGATGACCCATGCCAGTCAATAACTATCCCATCTTTATCGCTACGCCCAAGGTTGGGATGGTCCGCATCTCGACAGCCAATACGTTGCGTGATGGGACTGGCACGCTGGGCGACGTGATTACGGGTGCAACGTTCGGGACCAGGGTGGATCGTATCCACGTTCGGGCGCAAGGCACGACTACGGCGGGCATGGTGCGTCTGTTCATCTCGGACGGAACGAACATCCGCTTTTGGGACGAAGTGTCGGTGACCGCAATCACGCCATCGGCTACGGTGCAAGCGTTCGAAGCGACGATCATCACGCCCGATGCAGCGAGTCCATTGCTGGTATTGCCTAACGCCTACGTGCTCAAGGCTGGGACGCACAACGCTGAGACGTTCGACGTGATCGCACATGCTGGGGATTATTGATTACGTCAAGTGACGCCAACTCTTACGGCGCACTATAAACCCGATCATGGTCTGGTTCACTCCGTATTCCCGCGCCAAGGCTATCTGCGTTACCGCGCCGGTTGCATACCTGATACGGATGGCTTGTACATCGTGATCGGTCAGCTTAGCCCGGCCATTACGCACTCCTTGGTACTTCTCTGGATGCGTATGCGTAGGGTTTTTGTCACCAAATCTACGGTGGTCGGCCCGCCGTCCTTTTCGAATCATGTCTGCGGTGTTGTGAGCCGCCGTGCCCAGGAACAAATGGTCCGGCCTGACGCACAGCCTCACGTCACAGTGGTGGCAGACGAACAGCCCTTCAGGGATTGTTCCAAAGTGAATGCTCCAAGAGATTCGGCTGGCTCGCTGGTTACGCCAAGCAGTTCCGTTCCAGACGTGAGTTACGCCATAACCGTGGCTGGCTGGGCCTGTCCAGAGCCAGCAGTCGGAGGTCTTATCAACGTGCTTCCAGAATCGTTCTTCCAGCGGCTCTCGCGTATACGTTCGTGGCATGGGCATATTGTACCCAATTCTTATGCGGGCGATTACTGAGTGTGCCTGGTTCTGGATTCGGCGGCATCCCTGTCCAGCGTGCTGCTGCAAGCGACACTCCGTACATCAACATTCAGGATCAAAAGGCAAATGCTACGGATGGCGGGACGTTTACGTCCGGTGCGTGGCGTACACGTGACCTGAACACGATCCAATCGGATCTGTACGGACTGGCTCGCGTGAGCAGCAATCAGATTACCTTGCCAGGCGGTACCTACCGGGCGCACATCATGTGTCCGGCAACCAGCGTTTCGCGGCATATGGCTCGACTCCAGAACATTACTGCCGGTACGACGTTGTTATGGGGCAGTTCCATGCCAACTGTAGGTACGGCGACTGGAACTTCAGCGTATGGCTCAAATGCTATCGTGACTGGCCTGTTTATCCTGACCGATCAGACGGTGCTCGAAGTGCAGCATCAGTGCGGTTCGAGCAAGGGAACGGATGGGTTTGGATTCGGAACCGGCAATTCGTTCACGGTTGATCATGAGACGTTCACAGTGGCGGAGTTCTGGAAGCTGCGATGAACGGGCTGTTCGGGTTCTCGATGGCGCGCACGGTTCTTCAGCCGTACATCAATATCCAGGATCAGAAGGCGCAGAACACGGACGGCGGCACGTTCACCAGCGGGTCATGGCAACAACGCGATATCAACACTGTCGTGTTTGATACCGCAGGGCTAGCTAGTCTGGCGAGTAACCAGATTACGCTCACGCCAGGCACGTACGCCGTGCGGATTGAGATGCCGGGCGTGCAGGTAGACGGTTTCAAGGTGCGCCTCCAGAACATGACGGACAGTACGACGGTGCCGCTCAAGAGTACCAACGGCTACAGCAGCAGCAGCGCAACTCAGGCGTGGGCTACGGCTGTACTCACTGGCAGATTTTCTATCACTACATACAAGACCTTCCAGATTCAGGGCCAGTGTCAAACGACGCGCCCCACATTCGGGCTTGGGCTAAAAGTGAACATTGACACTGAGGTTTACACCGTAGCTGAGTTCTGGAAAATCGCCTGAATGGTCGTTCTCGTCAGCCATACCGAGGATTTTACGGTCGGTGCCGATCCTGTCGAGATCCTGCTCTCGGAGATGACGATCAGCGATCCGGGCGGCGCAGGGTTTCCCGACTTTCGGCTCTACGATCTGCCCAACGTGACGTTTCCAGGCGTGACGAATATGCGAGCGGTCATCAATGTGCTAACGGGCACGGCAAGCAACGTTCGCATAACCGTCGTATGGAACGCATCATCTGACCCGGACAACCCGACCGCGGGCGGGGGAAATGTCTGGTTCAACAACTCGTTGCTTGGCAGTGCGCTCAGCCCAGGAACCGCGTTCAGTGTGGACGATCCGCAAGTTGGCGAGTTAGGCAACGCACGCGAGGTGCTGGTCAACAAGTTCGGCCAAGATCCGGCAATCTACGGGACTGACTATGGTGGCGTGGCTGGGCCGGGCAACCATCTGATCGTCCGCGACTATTCGACCGCAGCTAACTCGATTCTTGTCCAACTCTACGGCACGCCACGCGGCAAGACTCTAACGGTCCCAATACCGCCAGGTACCGTGCCGGGCGACAGGGTGGTCGTGATCTTCATGAGCCAGCAGGCTGCTGGCGGTGACGACACGCTGCTGCTGCCTAGACTGCCGTTGGCGCACTTTCGAGGGGATAACAACAACGCGCCGTTCATCTCCAAGTGCTGGTTCTCTGATTACACCCACAACCACCAGTTCACCGGCCCGTATCCAGCGAATGAAGATTCCCCGTTTCCCTTGAGCGCCGGCGTGGACGATATCAGCGGCGAGTTCATCAGTCGTCCAGGCGAGACGGTGACATACCTCGATCCGGTCACTGGCGTGACGACTTCCGACCGTGCACCAGGTGACCAGCAGACGGGTGTCACCGGGTTCTTTTTCAGCCGGTGGCAGGGTGAGGACGCAACAGACGGAAGCTCTGGCTCGACGGTGATTGTCGGTTCGACCGAGTACCGGCTCCCGCAGAACCCACCGGGCACGCTGCCAGGGACGCCACTCCCGCCGGCGCTCGACCACTACACGTTCTACATCGATGGCGGTCGCGTCAGGTTGGATATCGGCCACTTCTCGGCGTGTACGTTAGTGCTGCGGAATGAGTTTGGCGCAGAGTTGTACGGCCCGCCGTATCGACGTACCGCCACGCTGTTCGGCCTGGATCAACAGACCGGTCAAGACCTGAGCATTTCACACAATGGGATCACGCACGTCATCACGTACCCCGAGGTTCCGCCGCTGGAAATTGCGCCGGAAGACCCGACCGACCTGATCGTGACGGCCTACACGTATGAGGGGCGGTCAATCTGGGGCAATCCGAATGCCGAGTCGAGTACTACGGTGGTGGCGAACACCAGCAACATCCGTATGTTCAGTATGGGCACCTACGGCTATCAGCCCGATGGTGAGCCGCCAGGAACCACACCAGGCTGGGAGCCGATTCCGGGACAGGGGCCGACTATCTGGCCGGGCATCTATCCGACCGCTGTACCGCCCTTGCCAGATGGTTGGACAAAACCGGGCTTCGATGACTCGGCCTGGCTAGTCCCAGTTACACGGCATTCGGTGGTCAATGGCGGCATCGACTACATCTCGACACCGTATGAAAGCGTTGAGCGCTGGTCACACTACGCCTTTGAACGCGCAGAGATCGTGTTGTGGCGGATGGAGTTCACCATCCCGAGTGACGGGTACGCCTTCAAAGACGGGACGATTAACACCATCATGGCGCACAAGAGCGGCCCGGTGATGTGGGATGGGTGGGCGGTCACCGACGTGGCGACCTGGGATATGCCATTCTCACGCTGGTATGACGCTACGTCGTACAGCAAGGTACCGCTGTACTCGATCACGTCGCGCAGCACTGTATACAACGGACGAGTGATCAACCAGTACTACTACGGCGGCTATAACAGTCGCCATGCGGTGCCTGGACTGACACTCGATGAGACGCATTGCTTGTCGGGTTGGTTCTACTGCTGGAGCGGCCCGTGGGACATCAATCCTGCTGGGATCAACGCGACGATCACGGTAAACAAGAGCCTGTTCGATGGGAATCGGATCGAGGGATTAATCGACACTAGTGCCAGCATGTCCGATCCGCCCCTGGTCAATCTCATCAGGGCGCGCGAAACCGTGGTTGAGCCAACGCTCAATCGGCAGTGGGTTTTGGGCCGCGAGTTGTACGTTCAGAGGGCTGGTGCTCGAGCGGGTGGCGTTGGCACGTATGACTATGAGTTTGAGTCGGTACCGCCGTTCCTGCCGGTACCGCCGTCAGGCAAGGTGTACTCGGTCGGAACCGGGTTCAGGTTCGTGTGGCGAGATGCGGGGCCTGTGTTGGGTACTCGGACGCAAGGGCGCAGTTCGGTCCAATGGGTCGGATGAACGCTATTAGAAAGGAGGACGGCACGGACGCGCTGTGACTACCAAACTTGGAGGGCACAAGGGTTACCTGATCATTGATCACAGCAACTCGCCCGGTATCCCGGACGATCTGGCACCGCAAATAACCGCGGCCGGTGGCGTACCGGTGCCGGGTGGCGAGGTCGGGGAGTTCGACACGTACACGTGTGCCCACTGCAACGCAATCGTTGTGAGACGGCCTGAGCGCACCAGGCCGCGGGAAGTGTGCCGCAAGTGCATGAAGGTCGTGTGTGACAACCACAATCTGTGGTGTGAGCCGTTCGCAAAGCTGGCGGATGCGATCTCAGACGGCAAATTCCATGCGCTGCCGAGTAGCCCGCTCCTGATCCCCGGTAAGCCGCTATGACTGGCCTGACCGTCGAACAACGCACGTTGCTCGAGCAACGCTTCTG